TGGATTGACGGCGGTAAAACAGGATTAAAGGAAAAGGAAAAAGTCGAATAAATTTTCCCTTTCCGTCAAATTTGGAAGGAAAATTTTATCGAGATTTTCTCTTTCCGTGAGGGAAAATAGGGAAAATTTCCCGAGATTTTCCTTTTCTGAAAATGACGGAAAATGACTTTTTTCTCGAGATTTTCCGAGGGAAAGAAAAAGTATATATACTACCGTATATATAAACGATGTCCGTTCCCTAAGGTCACAGGGGTGAAGTAGTTGTGCGAAGCTTACGCACAACAACTCCTTCCCCTGACCTGTGACTAAAAGCAAAATTCAAAAATTAAAAGTAGCTTTAATGCTTTAAAGGAGTGAAATATTAAAAATGGAATTTTTTATGGCGATGATACCGCCGACCGTAACTGCACAGGAACATAAGGTTATGGTAAAAAACGGCGAACCTGTTTTTTACAATCCGCCTGAGGTAAAACAGGCAAGAGAAAAGCTCATGTCACATTTAGCAAAGTTTAAACCGTCAGACCCGTACAAGTCGGGTGTCAGGTTGATAACAAAGTGGTGTTTTCCTCGTGGTAAACATCAGGACGGCGAATATCGTATAACAAAACCTGACACGGACAATCTGCAAAAAATGCTAAAAGATTGTATGACCGCTCTCGGCTTTTGGTCTGATGACGCACTTGTTGCAAGTGAGATATGTGAAAAGTTTTGGGCAGAGGTTTCGGGTATTTACATCAAGGTGGAAGAACTGTGAATATCTCGGAAGTTAAACGCAACCTTGAAAGAACCGTGCTGTACAATGGAGCAGAATACGTTCTGAAAGGCTGTATCATCAGACGGAATACAACGGGTCGGTTTTACTATCAGGCAGAGCTTATGGACACCAAAGCCAAAAGCTCGTTGATTGTAACTGCACTTGATAAGATTGACGAAAGGAGAGAAAGCGTTGAAAGCGAGAATACCAGTTAAGCTGAAAAGAGAGGCTATGGCGGAGATTAACCGCCTTGCCGACAGGGAATACCAGAAAGTCAAGGACAAAGAAATCAATGACCTGACAAGGCGAATTTTTAAGACGATTGTATTTGCTTTGCATAAGGATTTCGGCTTTGGCCGTGATAGATGCGCAAAGGCACTAAAGTCTATGACCGAAATAATTGAACACTCTGACACTGACGAAGTGTTTTGGGAACATATTGACAGGGTTGTCATCGACAAGCTGAAACTTGAATTTGTGAAGCGGGACTACACAGACAACGGAAAAGTTGTTAATTTTGAAGGAGATGAAGAAAATGATTGACTGTTCAAATACAAGGGAATACTTTGCTGAAAAAGCAAGGATGTCGAAAACAACGAAATCAGGAATATGCAAAGTGGAATGTGCAAAATGCCCTTTAAGTAGCGATAATAACGGTGTAGGAGAATGCTGTACAGATTTTGAAATGCTTTATCCTCAAGCAGCAATTTCAATTGTACAGCTGTGGAGCAATGCAAATCCACAGAGGACTTATCTGACCGAATTCCTGAAACATTATCCAAATACTCCTCTTGGTAGTGGCGGGACTCCAAATATTTGCCCTCATGCCTTGGGACTGCACAATATAGAAGGATGTAAAAAGAATTATACGTGTATTGAATGTTGGAATCAGCCTTTACCAGAAAGGGAAGAAGTGAAATAGATGAGAATTTACCAGTGTGATTGTTGTGAAAAAGTTATCTCGAATCCGCACAAAGTTAAAATGAAGGAATTCTATATAAGGATTGATACAGATTGCATCAGTGGGATTGCAATTCCTATCGAAAGCAAGGGAAGAATTAAAATACATCTATGTGATGAATGTTACAAAGGCTTAAATCTTCTTGGTGAATTGGTGCCGAAAAAGCCGAAGAATGGGGACGGTGAAGAGTGATGGCATTTCCTGAAAAGCTAAAAGCGTTAAGACTTGAAAATGGCTTAACGCAAGATGAATTGGGCGAAAAGCTCTACTTGAGTAGGACAAGTATATCTTACTATGAGCAGGGAAAATTTGAGCCTAATATCGAAACCATAATAGCTGTAGCGGATTTATTTAACATCACAACAGATGAATTGTTGAGATGAGGTGTGAAAACAGTGACAAACTTTGAAAAAATTAAACAGATGTCAATTGATGAAATGGCTCGGAGTTGTATGGACTTTTTCAGTTGCCCGTACGGCACACCGTATGTCGGCTGTCCTATGGAAAAGCGATTTAACAACAGTTGCATTAACTGCACAAAACATTGGCTTGAAAGTGAGGTAGAAGAAAATGAAAGATATTAAAAACATTACCGTTAATTACGATAACGACGACACAAAAGTTGTTGAAAAGGGACTTGTTATTGATTTTGGTAAACTTGATAACGATGAGGGCGATATTTGCTTTAATATGTGTAACATCAAAGGTAAGGATTTGTGTTTGATTGTAACCGCTGTTGTTGCGTTGGCGCAGGAACTTGGTATGCTTGACGAGGAGAGTGAAGTGGATTGACGACTAAACCAATAACAATTACTTGCCAAAGATGCGGAATTGAAGTTATTACTCTTTGCACTAAAACAAAATACTGCCCGATTTGTCGGAAAGAAATCCTTAGCGAAAAGGCAAAAGAGAGGGAAAGAAAAAAAGCGCTATCTAAATCTAAAAAATCTAAAATACCATTCAGACCATTGACCGATATTTCCGAGTTTTTATTTTGCAAATATGATTTTTTGGGTGAATCTGTTAAACAGATTGCAAAAGATTATGAACGCAATCCTTCTCAGGTCCGGCAGGTGATTCAAACAGCAAAGGCGAATGGAAATTATCAAAAACACATCGACAAGTACAAAGCTATGACAGGACAATGATTAAATGAGAACTTTCGATTTAACTTTCGCTCGACGGCTTGAGCAAGCAATGACCGAACGGAATATTTATCCTTCGGACCTTGCGCGTAAGTCCGGAGTGAGCCGGTCAAACATTTACAATTACATAGCAGGGACAAGTCAACCGTCAGCGTATAATGTTAAGCGAATAGCTCTGGCATTATCAACATCGGCGGATTGGTTGCTTGGCTTAGTGGATTAGAAAAACAGTCCCTTACTTGGGACGCAAAATAGTTTAAAATAGAGTTATGATGCAAGAGGACAATTGCATTGTAGCTCTATTTATTTTTGGTGGTGTACGGTATGGCTAAGGCATTTGCCATAGGATTTTACAAGTCTAAAAAATGGCAGGACTGCCGACAAAGTTTTATCGCAGAACGAATGCTTGTTGACGGCGGATTGTGTCAGCTGTGTAAAGAGCGACACGGTTTTATCGTGCACCATAAGATCATGATTAATGAGAGCAACATAAGCAATCCTGATGTTACTCTCAATTACGACAATTTATTATATGTGTGCAAAAAATGTCACGATGATTTGCCGGGGCACGGGATAGGTGGGTGCGAACCGAAAAAATATTTTTTTGATGAGAGCGGAATGCTCCGACCGATTATCCCCCCCGTTGAAAAATCGGAAACCGGTAACCGTAGGACCGAGGGGGGCAGTTAGATTTTTTGCGCGCCTTACATATAGCCCCCCTCCCCCTAAAATCTTGTGTGAAAGGACGGTGTGACTTGTAAAATGACTGACGAACAGAAGGAACAAAGAGCGATTAAGCGAGAGATAAAGCGATTAACGGAAATCTACAAGGACATAGAAGTTAAAAGAAAAGACCTCACCGTAGGCTTGATTGAAAATGCGGCGTTTACTCGAATCAGACTTAAAGAACTGCAACAAGACATTGCAATTTATGGCTTGACTGAATTGTTTTCGCAGTCGGAAACACAAGAGCCGTACTCACGCAAAAGACCTGAGGCAGATTTGTATAACACGATGCTTGGAAATTATCTTAAATACATCAAGCAACTCAACGATATGCTTCCAAAAGTGACCGAGGCAAAGATTGCAACAACAGACGGCTTTGACGATTTCGTTGAAGGGCGTGACAAGCTTTGAAACGCTATCCATTAAGCTATAATCCGATACTTGAATATTACGAGCAGATAAAGAACGGCAAGGTTACTGTTTGCGACAAAATACGCAAGTGGTACAAGCATTTAAGCGATAAAGTGATTAATCCGACAGACGGCTATCATTACGAAGCTAAGCGAGGAAATCACATCATTGAATTTGTTGAAAACTATTGCCGACATAGTAAAGGCAAAATGGGCGGTCAGCTTGTAAAGCTTGAACTGTGGGAAAAAGCGTGGCTTGCGGCGACTTTTGGTTTTGTGGACGATGACGGCATCCGGCAGTACAACCTGTCTGTGTTAATTATCGGAAAAAAGAACGGCAAGTCTTTGCTTGCCTCTGCGATTGGCTTGTATATGCTTATCGGTGACGGTGAACCCGGTCCCGAAGTGTATGCAGTCGCCACAAAGCGTGACCAAGCCAAGATTATATGGCAGGAAGCGAAACGAATGGTTCGCAAGAGTGAAACTCTGCTAAAGCGAATTAAACCACTGCTAAATGAATTGAGTTCAGAAGATTACAACTGCGGAGTGTTTAAGCCGCTTGCTTCTGATTCAGATACACTCGACGGATTGAATGTGCATTGTTGCCTTATGGACGAACTCCACCAATGGAAAAACGGCAGACAGTTGTATGACATTATGGCAGACGGTACTATCGGGCGAGACCAACCGCTTATCCTTGTGACAACAACAGCCGGAAAAATCAGAGAGGACATCTACGATGAAATCTATGACGATGCTGTCCGCACCACAAACGGCTTGTTTGATGATGTAGGTTACAAAGACGAACACAGCCTTTACATCATCTACGAGCTTGACAAGCGTGAAGAATGGGAAAAGCCCGATTGCTGGGAAAAAGCTAATCCCGGACTTGGCACTATTAAAAATCGAAATGCCCTTGCAAGCAAGGTCAAGAAAGCGCAGGCGAATCCGTCGCTTGTACGCAACCTTGTATGCAAAGAATTTAACATAGCAGAAACATCAACCGAATCGTGGCTTAATTTTGAGGAGCTTAACAATGAAACCAAATTCGATGTGAAGGAACTCCGTCCGACCTACGGCATAGGCGGTGCAGACTTATCAAGCACAACCGACCTTACAGCGGCAAAGATGTTGTTTCGAGTGCCTGACAATGAAAACATTTATGTAATGTCTATGTACTGGATACCGGCTGACCTTGTGGAAAAGAAAGTTGCCGAAGATAAAATTCCTTACGATAAATGGATAGAACAGGGCTATATGAGGACTTGCCCCGGTAATAAGATTGACGCAAGTGTTGTTACGGCATGGTATCAAGAATTACAAGACGAATACGACATTTACTTATGGAAAGAGGGTTATGACGCTTGGTCGGCTCAGATGTGGGTTAATCAGATGATTGACGCTTTCGGTCCTACCGTTATGGAAGCGGTACATCAGGGCAAGAAAACACTGTCTGCCCCGATGAAAGCCCTTAAAGCAGACCTTGTAAAGAAAAGAATAATTTACAACAACAATCCAATTGATAAATGGTGTCTCGCAAATACTGCAATAGATGAGGACAGAAACGGTAATATACAGCCAATTAAGACCTCAAAGTCAACGAGACGAATTGACGGTACTGCGGCTTTGCTTGACGCTTACACGCTATATTTTGAATATGAAGACGAATATTTAAGCATTGTTTAGGAGGTGAGAGAATGGGAAAATTTAAGAACTTTTTAAATTCTGTTCGTAATGTCAGAAAGACAAAGAATTTTTCAAGGGTTGAACTTGTCACACAGAATAATTCAAATTTCTTTTTGTGGGGCAACAGGGCATATGATTCCGACACCGTCCGAGCTTGCGTTAATGCACAGGCTCTTAGATTCTCGAAGTTATCCATTAAACACATAAGAGAAACAATCGTTGACGGCAGAAAAGACCTCTTAATCAATCCCGAGCCTTATGTCAAATTTTTGCTTGAAGAACCCAACCCGTACACAACAATGGATATGCTCCTATATAGGACAAGCACACAGTTATCCTTATCGGGCAATGCTTTTTGGCTCATCATTAGAGACTCAAACGGCTTGCCTACGGAATTGTATTTTATACCGGCTAAATCAGCTACGGACTTGTACGACACTAACGGCAACCTTGTTTATGAATTTATCCTTGCAAACGGTAAGACCTACCGCTTCGCCTCCGAAGACGTCATACATTTGCGTGATGATTTTGCAGAGAACGATATATTTGGAAGTGGAAAATTTAAGGCTCTTGCTCCTTTACTTGAAATTGTTGAAACAACCGACAGTGGCATCATCAGCGCTATCCGAAATTCAAGCGTAATTAAATGGTTGCTGAAATATACTTCATCGTTGCGCCCTGAGGACTTGAAGAAGAACGCAAAAGCTTTTGCTGATAACTACCTTAACATCAGTAACAGCTCCGTGGGCGTTGCGGCAGTAGATGCAAAGGTTGACGCAAATCAGATAACCCCGAATGACTATGTTCCAAATGCTTTGCAAATGGATAGAACAAAAAACAGAATCCTTGAGCTTTTTAACACTAATGTGAAAATTATCACATCAACAGCGAACGAAGATGAAGAAAACGCTTATTTCGAGGCGGTGATTTCACCTAAAATTATTCAGCTTAAAAACGAGCTGACACGGAAACTATTCACTCGCCGTCAGCGTAGTTGTGGAAATTACATCGCAGTAGGTTCGTTCAATCTACAATCTGCAAGTCTTAAAACTAAGCTAAATTTTGCCGGAATGGTTGACCGTGGTGCAATGCTGCCGAATGAATGGCGAGAATCACTTGGTCTTGCTCCTGTTCCGGGCGGTGATACTCCACTCAGAAGATTAGATACAGTTGCAGTTGACGAAGGAGGTGAAAATGATGCCGAAAACAATTGACCTTAAAGGCCCTATCATTACGAATGATGATAAGTGGATTTACGACTGGTTTGGAGTAGCTTCCTGTTGCCCGGCCGACATTCGCTCACAGCTTGATGATGTGGCGGACGATGAGGGCGTACAGGTTGTTATTAATTCATCAGGTGGTGACATCTTTGCCGCCTCCGAAATTTACGATATGCTCGCCGAAAGCAAGGCTACAATCAAGGTTATTTTTGCCGCCTCAGCTGCTTCGTATATTGCTTGCGCTTGTAGTTCTGAAATTGTGCCGACAGGTATGCTTATGATTCATAATGTTTCAAGCTATGCCGCAGGCGATTACAATGACATGGCACACGAATCAGGCGTGTTGCTTAAAGCAAGTAAAGCCGTTGCAACAGCTTATCGACTTAAAACGGGTATGAGCGAGGATGAGCTTATTGGACTTATGGACAAGGAAACTTGGCTTACTGCTGATGAAGCAGTCGAAAAAGGTTTTATTGACAAGGTCGCAGAATATGCTGAAAAGCCAAAAGAGGTTAAACTTGCGGCAAGCCTTAACGGTCTTATCCCTGACACAATTATCAAACAGATGAGAAGTGAAAAAACACAGCTTACAGCAAAGCTTGAATTACTCAAACGAAAGGATGTTGAATCAGAATGAACAGACAGGAATATCTTGACAAAAGAAATGCACTCTATGATAAGGCTAAACAGCTTATCGCAGAGAACAAACTCGCTGAGGCGAAAGAGATTACACAGCAGATTGACAAGCTCGACAACGACTTTGAAAATTCTGCCGTAGACAAGGCAAACAAAAATGCGAAGGAGGGAATTAAAATGCCTGCACCATTCGAGAATCACAAGACAAACATCGACCTTACAGATGAGGACGAAAAGGTAACGGATATGTACGCAACACTTGAATACAGAAAAGCATTTGCTAACTATATTCAGAACGGTGTACCCGTGCCACAGAAGTTTATGAATGTGGCATCACAGACCACATCAAGCACTGCGGCGGCTATTGTGCCGACCACAATGTATCAGCGTTTAATCGTTGAACTTGAAAAAATCGGCGAAATTTACGCAAGAGTGTTCAAGACGGCTTATCCGACAGCACTCCTTATCCCCACACAGAACATCCGCCCGACAGCAAGCTGGGTAGATGAGGAAAAGGGTTCAGACCAGCAGCAGGTAACTACTGACAAGGTTGTCTTTGCCGGCTATAAGCTTGAATGCAAGGTTGCGTTCTCGCTCTTCATGACAAAGACTGCGCTTGACACTTTTGAATCACAGTTTATCGACCAGATTAAGAACGCAGTTGTTAAGGCTTGTGAAATGGCAATCGTTAAGGGTTCGGGTTCAGGTTCGCCAACCGGCATTCTTTCTTGCACTCCCCCTGAAGGCCAGACAATTGAAATTGCAAAGACCGGCAAGCTTACATATTCAACACTTTGCTCTGCCGAGGCGGCTCTTCCTGCTGCATACGATGACGCTGTATGGCTGATGACAAAGAAGTCATTCTTCGCGTTTATGGGTATCACAGACAGCAACGGTCAGCCTGTCGCTCGTATGTCCGAAGGACTTAACGGCAAGCCGTCACTCTCACTTTTCGGTCGTGCTGTTATCCCGACAGACGGCTATATGGATTCGTATGCTGACACGGTTTCAGCCGACACAACCTTTGCGATGATGTTCAATCTTAACGATTACATCTTCAACGAGGTAATGGGCTTAAGCGTCAAGAAGTACGAAGAGGACGACACCGATAACACAGTCCTTAAAGCCGTAATGCTTGCAGACGGTAAGGTCGTGGATACTCACAGCCTTGTAAAGCTCGTAAAAAAGAGCGCTTAAAAGAGGTTTGAATTATGGCAGTATCTAATGAAATTGAAGCCGTAAAGGTTTCGCTCCGTATCAATACGGTGCTGTTTGACGATGAAATATCTGCCCTCATTGATTCTGCCAAAAGTGACATGGCAGGTGCAGGAGTTGATGTCAACGACAAAAACTCAACTGCGCTTGTTATGCAGGCAATCAAATTCTATTGCCGTGCTTATTTTTCGGTGACAGCTGATAGCGAATGGGCACGGCATTACGAAGAATTGCGTGATGCAATGGCGGCGAGAGGAGTGCAAACAGAATGAATGCAGATACTCTTGTTAAACTTGTTGAAAAGTCAGGGCAAACAACCAATGACATCGGCGAAATTGTGTATCAGGAAAAGCTCCGAACAATTTATGCACAACGCAAATATGTTCGACAATCTGAATTTTTTCAGGCACAGGCGAACGGGTTGAAACCCGAATGTATGCTTGAAGTCAACTCGTTCGAGTACCACAACGAAGAATTTTGTTATCTCGAAAATAAGAGGTTTAAGATTTATCGTGCGTATGAGATTAAAGGCACAGAGCGTACAGAGCTGTACTTGACTGATGCGGTAGGTGAAAACAATGTCACTTCCTAAAGCAGTTAAAATTACAAAAAACGGTGTTGAGATAATCAGCAATGTTGACCGCATTCAGTACACGCTTAAAGAGCTTGAGAGAGCCGCTCTGCGTGATGTTGGCAAGTTGGTATGTAAACGGTCACGACAAAAAATAAAACGCAGGACGGGACGCTTAGCGAAAAACACACAGTATTGGGTACGCTCAAAGCAAAAAATTCCTGACTTGCAGGTAGGTTTTAAGCCGGGCGGATTTTACGGACTGTACCAAGAGATTGGCACGAATAAATACCCAAAAATCGGAGCATTAAGTGATGCCGCCGAAAGTAACATCAAAGACATCATAAAAATTGAACAACAGTACCTCAGTGCCGTAGGCACAGAAGAGGCAGAACGAAAAATCAGTGAGGGGGAATACAGCGGTGAATAGCATTAAAAATTTATTAAATGCGGTTTTGTCGCAGTATGTCCCCTCATTTTTTATGGTTGGTGACGGCTTCCCGAGGCTTGTTTACGAACTGAAACAGCTTTACACCGACGAGCCGTACAAGAAATATCTTGTTACGCTTAATCTGTACGATAGGTTCACCACCGAGAAAATCGACAATATTGTGGATGAAATCTATTCGGATATTGCGAGAGCAACCTATACACAGGGTAAACGGCATTACAAGTTTTACAACAACGGCGACAGGCAGTATGTCGCCGAATCGGACAAAACAATAAATAGAATAATGGCAACCCTTGAATTGAGGGTTTATGAAAGAGAGGACGATTGAAATGGCAACAGTTAAGCCACGAAAGATTAAACCGTACAGCGGTTACAGCAATAAGACGGCTGACCGTATGTTACTTGACGCAGGTGCGTTTTTTGTAAATTACGATCCTGCTACGGACACATATGCAAGCGCCAAAAAGGCAGGGAAGTGTCTTGGTGTAACAATCAAAGGCGGTGAATTTTCCGCAAAGCCGACACTCAGACGCCTTGAATTTGACGGCGTAAAAACAAGAACTAAAGGCGACACAGTAGTTGACGGTTGGGAAGTTTACATCAAGGCAACACTTGCTGAGATGACTACCCAGAACTTCATTTATGGCCTTGGAATTGCCGACAAAGGCACAGACGAAAAGGTCGTAGGCTACGATGTAATCACGGGTAGAGATGTTATTCTTGACGGTGACTACATTAAGAATATTACTTGGGTAGGCTGTCTCCTCGGAGAGGATAAGCCGTGCATTATTCAGGTGTTCAACGGCTTCAATGAGAACGGTCTTACACTTGCGATTGCCGACAAAGATAATGGCAAGGTAGAAGCTCAGTTCTATGGTAACCTTTCACCCGAGGTTTATGATTCAGAGGACGAAATCAAACCACCGTTTAAGATTTTCAGACCGACAGAAAAAACGGAAACAGCGGAAGCAACGGAGGCATAATTATGAGAAAATTAAGCATTAAAGACGCATTTACTCTTGCTCGCATTATCAAAAAAGCAGACATCAAAGAGGAAATTGCAGACTTCGCAAATCGCATTGCTGTCAAAAATAACAGCAAAGATGAAACAGTCAACACCGAAGCGGTCGGCCTTGAATTTGTGATTACGCTGTTGACTTCTTTGTCGAACAAAGAAACAGAACAGGAATTTTATTCATTGCTGGCTGACATCAGAGGCGACAGTACTGCTGATGATGTAAGTAAATTAAGTATCCCCGAAGTCCTTGACAATGTAAAGGCAATCATCAGGGAGAATGACGTCAAGAGTTTTTTTACCTCGCTCTCAGCCTTGAAGTAAGAACATTTGGAATGCTCATGCAGTATTGTTGCGGTAATACTGCCATACTGCATGAGTTGTCTTTCTCCAATGCTGTCGAAATTATCAAAAACGCTATAAATGACCGTAATGACGAATTGCTTTATAAAGCCTATATTTTGACTGTTGTAGGAAATTTCACGGGCTTGTCGTACATGGATTTTGTAAACAAGGCAACAGGCTCGACACGGTCTGACAACATTGTTGATACGGTCAATACAGAGGAAATTGAAAAAACGGTTGAAAACTACCTTGACAATTATAAATGGGAGGAGGTGTAGCTAATAATGGCTGTTGAAGTATTTAAGTTATTTGGTTCTATATTCGTAAATAACGATGAAGCAAACAAATCAATCGCCGAAACCGAGAAAAAAAGCAAGGGCGTTGCTTCAACCCTTGGTAACGGAATAAAAACAGCCGCTAAATGGGGAACTGCTCTTGTGGGTGGAGCGGCGGCAGGCGTAGGAGCATTGTCCTCTGTCGCAGAGAGCACCCGAGAATACCGAACAGAAATGGGAAAACTTGACACAGCTTTCACCACAAACAAATTTTCGGCGGCAGACGCAAAGCAAACATATTCCGACCTCTATGCTGTGGTTGGCGACAGCGGACAAGCAACAGAAGCCGCAAACCACCTTTCTTTGCTATGTAATTCCACCAAAGACTTGCAATCTTGGACGGAAATTTGCACAGGTGTTTACGGTCAGTTCGGCGATTCGCTTCCGATTGAAGGCTTGACCGAGGCGGCAAACGAAACAGCAAAAGTCGGAACTGTAACAGGTTCGCTTGCCGATGCGCTTAACTGGATGGGCGTGTCAGAAGATGAATTTAATGAAAAACTTGCTAAATGCTCATCAGAACAAGAAAGACAGCAGTTAATCACATCAACCCTCACGAGCTTGTATTCTGATGCCTCTGCTCAGTACAAGGAAACAAACGGCGATGTAATGGAATCTAATAGAGCTCATCAGCAGTTGTCTGATACAATGGCGCAAATTGGTGCTGTCGCTGAACCTGTGCTTAATTCACTTATCGCTTTAGGCGGTAAGCTACTGGAGCAGTTATCACCGATTATTGAAGGTGTAGCTGATAGCCTTGCGCCTGCGCTCATTAACATTTGCGAAGAGGTTGCCCCGATAATTGTGTCAATGCTTGAACAGATTATGCCGTTGATTGAGGAACTACTGCCGTTTATAGCTCAGCTTATAGAGCAGTTAGCCCCTCTCATTGTACAAATTGTCGAGCAATTATTTCCGCCTTTACTGCAGATTATACAGGACTTGTTACCGTATTTCATGCAGATAATTCAGGCTATAATGCCGTTATTAAGTACGCTTGTAGAACTCTTAATGCCCGTAATCGAGGTGTTCGTTCAGCTTGCCGGCGTATTGCTCAATGGATTGTTGGCGGCACTTACTCCGATTATAGAGGATTTAGCTACATTTTTGAATGATTTGCTTACACCTCTTATCCCGATTATCAGTGAGTTGTGCGATACAATTGTCGGCACTTTACAGCCTGTTTTTGAACAGCTATCGCCTGTCATCTCACTGGTTTTTGACGCTCTTCGACCGGTTCTTGGCCTACTCGGTGAAATGCTTGAAACACTTATCCCTGCACTTGTTCCGGTGATTGAATGGCTTGCACATATCTTTTCAGAAGTTTTAGGCAATGCCATTAAAAGAGTTAAAAAAATTCTTGAACCGATTTCGGGGATTTTTAACGGAATTGTAGATTTCGTAAAAGGTGTTTTTTCGGGAAACTGGGAACAAGCGTGGAACGGTGTTGTTAACATTTTCAAGAATGTTTTTAACCTTTTGCCTACATTTGTTGAGAATGTAATCAACGGCATTATTTGGATTATTAATAAATTGTTGGAAGGCGTAAACTGGGCAACATCAATGATTGGCTGGGAGATAGATCCGATTCCGGAAGTAACCTTACCTCGTTTCCGTGCCGGCATTGATTATGTTCCACATGATAAGTTCGCTGCATATCTTGATGCCGGTGAGGCAGTTCTCACAGCTCAAGAGGCTGAGGAGTATCGTCAATCAAAGCGTGAAGGCAGAGGCTCAGTGTTTGAAAACGATTCCACTAATATCATTAACAACATCAGTATCAATATTCCCTCTGTTGCAATTAATAACGATATGGATATTGACAGCCTTGTCGAAGATATGAGCAATCGGCTCGCCGATGAAATAACAAGGAGGCAGAGAGCATATGCATAACTTTTATTTCGGAGGTAAATGGTTATCGTATTTCGGCGGTCGTATCACACAAGCGCCACAGCACGAAATCCCCGTTAGAGATGTTTCAACGGTTGAAATCCCGTGCAGAGACGGTGATGTTTTGCTTGATAACGGGCGGTGGCAAAATGTTGAATTTGAGCGTGAAATTTCCTTTTTGCCGTATTTATCCGAACTGTCAGCAAAGCACCTTGCGAGGGCCGTTATCGAATGGCTGACTTTAAATCAAGGTTACCAAAAGTACAAGGACACTTACAATCCCGGATATTTCACCGAGGCTTATATTTCAAATATTGACGATATTGTTCGTGAACTCCCAACATTGCTTACAACTAAAATCAAATTCAACCGCAAGCCGTGGTGGTATTCAGAGCTTGGACAGCGGACTATTGATTTTGAAGTTAATAAATCGGTTTCCTTGCACAATCCCGAACAATATGAATCCTTACCTACTATCATCATAACTAACACGAATGTTAGCGGTGGCACTACGGCCATTGCTAAAATTAACATAAACGGTGAATCACTTGATTTGAAGTGCACAGGCGGTTCTGACTACGCTGTGCTTGACGGCGAAACTATGCAGTATATTGCACACAAATCAGACGGTACAACTAATTTTGTTGACGATACTATACCTCCTAAATTAAAGGTTGGAAACAATCAAATTGTTGTAACTGCATATAAAAACGCATTACTGTCAATAAGACCGAACTGGAGGAGATTATAAAAAATGTTCCCTTTGTTGTATAAATCGGATTTTAAAACAATCGGCCCAAGTAGATTTAACCTACTCGGACGGTTTACAGAAATAATCAGCGGTAAAGTTACCGAGGAACGAAACGGCGATTATTTGCTCGAAATGGAACTATCAACAACGGACAGATGTGCTGATTTACTCGACACGCAGTATTTCATTAAGGCAAAACCGAACCCAACCGATGAACCGCAGTATTTTGAGATTTACGATTTGCAGTACAAAGACAAAAAATCAATTACGGTTAAAGCAAAGCACATCAAGCATAATTTGTACAACAACTTTTTAATTGAAACTTCCAACCAAACTGATGTTGTGCACACTCCAAAGGAATGGTGGGATATACTTTGCACAGGTCGTGATTTTGAGGGTGATTCGCTGTTCCCGCAGGCAACCTTGTGGGAGCACTATTTCAAATTTACATCAGATATTACCACAAAATCATCTATGACGCTTGGCTTCTGTACACCCTGTACTCTTGGTGATTTTATGGGCGGTGCTGACGGTTCACTCGTTGATGTTTTCGGCGGTGAATATAAATACAATAACTTTAATGTATCGTTGTTAAAAAAACGTGGGGCGGTTACAAACTGCCATTTGCGCTGGGGAAGTAACATCAGCAGTCTTACGCAAACGCTTAATTCAGATGATATCTGTTCCCACGTTGCAGCTTATGCCACTTGCCACGACACATACAACGACAAGAACGTCATCCTCTGCTCACAACCGCAAGAACTCAAAACCCATAAATCTAAGCTCATTAAAGTGAAAACGGTTGATGTTTCAGATGGCGGTTCGGTCTACATCGGCGACGAAACAGGTTACTGGGATTTTAATGCCCACACAGGTGAAAACAAGGACTTCTTGATTCAAAAGCTAAATATTCAAGCACAGGTTTTAAGAGGACAGCTCGTAAACACAAACGGAGCGCCTACGCTTAATGTAAAGGTTGACTATCCTCCAGCACTTAACGAAATGCTTGGACTGCATTTATGTGATACGGTGTATGTCGATACTGAAAACGATAGTTTACAAGCGAAAATCATTAAGACAGACTATGATTTTGTGCTTGAACGTTGGAACAGTCTCGAACTTGGCACGCCAAAATCAAAGTTATCAGATTATATAATAAAATGAGGTGAAAACATTGAATATTAACCATACCAAAATGACACTTGAGATTAACAGCTGTAAAAACTACGAAATCTTAGAGGTCAGACAGGGCGATAAAGGCTCACGCATTATTGATTTTGCGTTTACCGTCAACGGTGAAACTGTTAACCTTGCCTCCACGATGTCAGCTAAAGTCAATGCTACGGTTGATGATGTAATCGTAGCAGACAGCGTTGCCGCAGTCGTTGACACCGAAAATAATGTAGTCACAGTTACGCTCACAGACACAATGCTTGCCTTGTCGGGAATTTGTAAAATGGACATTGTGCTTATGGAAGGCGACGAAATCATAACTGCTGAAACCGTTTGTTTGCGTATTGGAAAAAGCGTAATCAACGATGATAGCAAAGCTTTTCCGGGCGCCAGTTCTATTGCGGAAATTACAAAAGAAGTCAAAAATGCAAGAGGCGGTCATAATTCGCTTGGGGCAAGGCTTGATAAAACAGACAAGAGTATTGCCCGAAAGCTTGATTCAATGCCGTTCGACAGCGAACCCAAAAATAACAGCCCGTGTTATCTCACAAGCGGCACGGTTTACAGCGCTCTGCTTGTTAAAGCAGATAAAACCGCCTTGGCGACTAAATACGATTCGTCAAATATCGAACTTGGTACGGCTACTCTTACCCCGTACTCTACTCTGATTGATAAAATAAAATCTGCAACTTGCCTTTATGAAAAAATTGGCGATATCGTTATTGTAAATGTCACCGTCATTATGAACGCAACAACTTTAGGCGGAACATCTGCAATATCTTTGCTCAATATGCCGTTTCCAAACAAATCGGATGTGATTGTTCATGATATCGGCATAAGCAAAAACGGCGGTATGTTCAGAGGAAATGTAAATAAATCAGCTTGGTTGCAGTTTACTCCGCTCAATAAACAGGCTTATAATTTCGTTGCTGATGAGCAGGTAAACTTTTCTTTGATTTACAAAATATAAAAATAACGGAGGTATGAATAATGGAACTTAAAGAAAAAATCACACTCGATATGCTCACAAAGGACAGCGTGTCGGTACTCAGACAGCAGTTTTTGAACTTTAACGGTGAAGAAATGCAGGTAGGCGGAAACATCCGCAACGCATACATGAACAGCAAATCGGGCAGAGAACAGCTCAAAACGGTGCTGTCTGATGAATACTATAATGCTGTCATGGCAGTTTGGGGCGACAATCCAACCGTTGACGAGCCGACAGAAAGCGAGGTGTAAACAATGAAAGAAAACATTTTACAGGCATTATTTGCCACGGTATGCGGTGCTATTGTCGCATATCTTAACATCTTGCTTGTGCCGTTTGCGGTGATGATTGCGGTAATGATTATCGACTACATCACTGGAATGGCACAGGCATACATAAGCCACACGCTGAACAGCCGTGTCGGTGTAACAGGCATTATCAAAAAAGTAGGCTATATCGTAGCCGTAGCAGTCGGAATTGTTGCAGATTATCTCATCAGCTCGGCACTTGTCAACTGCGGAATCGACCTGCGGATTAACTACTGTATCGGCATGATTGTTACGATTTGGTTTATCATCAATGAGTTGATTTCAATTTTAGAAAACCTCTCTGAAATTGGTATTCCATTGCCGAAATTTTTGGTATCAATCGTCAAGAGATTAAAGACAACAGTCGAAGTAAAAACAGATGAAAGCGAGGAATAATTATGAAAGTTACTGCTATTGATGTCAGCTATTGTCAAACAGGAGTTGACTACAACAAGGTTAAGAACAGCGGTATTGATGCTGTGATTATCCGTGCAGGATTCGGCAAGGAAACCTATCAGAAAGACTCTGAATTTGAAACGCATTACAGAAACGCTAAGAAAGCAGGTCTTGCAGTCGGTGTATATTGGTACTCTTACGCATACTCTGTTGCAGAGGCAAAGCAGGAGGCTAAGGTATGCCTTGCGTGCATTAAGGGTAAAACACTTGAATTGCCTGTATATTATGACCTCGAGGAGAGCGGTCAGACAAGGCTCGGTATGTCTGCTCTGACAAACATTGCAATTGCTTTTTGTGATGCTATCAAATCGGGCGGTTACCGTGCAGGGGTGTACAGTAATCTCAATTGGCTCAACAATTATCTTGATTATAAAAAGCTCCGCAACAAGTACAGTATTTGGCTTGCTCAGTGGTCGAGTTCTCCAAGCAAGACTTGCGATATTTGGCAGAACGCAGACAACGGCAGAATCAACGGCATTAACGGCAATGTTGACACAGATGTTATTATCAACAACAACATAATCAAAAAATCAAGCACGGGAGATGAAGAAGAAATGATTAAATACGGTTCACATAATACGGCAACACTTGCATTCAAGAAACAGTTGATTACTTTGTACAACATGAAAATCATCAAAACTAAGGTCGATAATTCAAACGGTTTCGGTGACGGTACTCTGAAAGCTGTCAAAGAGGCACAGAGAGCAGGTAAGGTCACAGTTGACGGCATTGTCGGCGAGAAGACAATCAATGCGATTTATCATCTCATCAATGACGGCATCAGAGCCAAGGACAACAAAATCGCCAATGCTAAAAAAGCACTCGGCTGATGTTAAATATTTCGCACCGTTGCAAATTTTATGTGGCGGTGCGGATGCCATAAATAAAGAAATGGGGTGACGAAAATGGTAAATTTATATCAAGGCGATTGTCTTGAAATATTGAAAAAATTGCCTGAAAATAGCATAGACCTGTTGCTGACAGATCCGCCTTATGGAATTGATTATCAGTCAAATATGCGCAAAGACAAAACAAAAAGAATGCCTAAAATCTTAAATGATAAAAAGCCATTTACAGATTTTATTTCACTGATAAAGTCCAAAATTACAAAAACAGGAGGCATACTGTGTTTTACCCGTTGGGATGTTCAGCAGATTTTCATTGATGAGTTTATTCGTAACGGTTTAAAGCCGAAAAATGTTCTTATTTGGGACAAGAAAAGTCACAGTATGGGCGATTTAAAAAAGGCATTTGGCGGCAGATACGAGAGCATTATTTGGATACCGAACGATGATTTTAAATTCAAAAACGGACGACCGCAGGATTTAATTTCTGTTCCAAGAGTACCGCCGTATAAGTTAATTCACCCGAACGAAAAGCCCATTGAGCTCCTTGAATTTTTGATTAAAAAAACTACTTCACAAAACGCAACCGTCTGTGATTGCTTCATGGGTTCAGGTTCAACGGGAATTGCCTGCATAAATACAAACCGTGATTTTATCGGTGTTGAGCTTGACGAAAAGTATTACAAAATTGCTGAGGAAAGAATAAATTCAGCGATTAAACAAACTGCATAACGAAATAACAAACACATAATTGCAAAAAATCCCCCCTCATCCGCCGTAAAAAAGTGGATGAGGGGAATTTGTTATTATTTATTATTTTCTGTTGCAATCCTTTCGAGTTCACGGATTATGAGCTTTTTGACATAGGCAGGAGGGTTTCGCTTGCCAGCTTCCCAATTTTCAATTGTTCGTTTTGGAATTTCAAAAACTTCGCTCATGCGCTGTTGGGTTAATCCAGCGTTAAGCCTTGCATCTTTAATCGTCAATCGTATCAACTCCTTTCAGATAGCCGTCAATCCAAATGACCTTACCTGTCTTATATCGGCGAAAATGCCCTCGAACCTGAAACACTCCTTCGGGGCTTCTGTGGCGACCAACTGAGGCGGCATAGAGTTGATTTTGAAACGGTCTGAATACGATTGTTTTGTTGCCGTTTCGATTTGTTCCGACAGCGGAAAAATCTCGCTTGTCACGGTCAAGAAAGTTCCCATACCATAAGAAAGCGTTCGTGTGAACATACGAAGTTATCAAGATCATCATTAGATTAAGCTGTTCTTGGCTCATTTCAGTTTCTTCTGCAAGTTTATAATGAATTTGAAAATCGTTAGCCCCTTCGGGAGTAGGAAAGAACTCGCCTTTAGCGAACAGTTTTTTGTTGATTTTTAATGAGAATTTTCTTTTCAGTCCTTTTGATTCCACATATAGAACGCATTCGGGATTATCTTTTTTGCGTATTTCACATTTTTGGAAAAATGGTTCGGCTAATGAATATTTCAATCTGTCTTTTTCAGCCCATTCTCTAAGATAAGAGTAGGCTGATTCTTCAATATATATGATGTTCAAGGTGAGTTAACTCCTTTTTTATTTTGAATTTATATACCCACATTTTAGATTTCTACAAAGTTCGTTTGACACTTCTTGCAAATACTCTTTTGTTGCAGTCGTGATTTCATTGATGATTCCGTTGTAATCTCTTGCAACAATTTCTTTGCTTGCTACTCCGAAATTTACATTATTGATATTTTCAAATTCAACGACTAACTTGTCTACACTTTCACCGATTGCGGATTTTTTCCATCTTCTGAGGTAACTGATGTTATTCAGCACAAATTCGCCCTTGTTGCTTTCAATCAAATTTAAAATTTCTTTTTTCATGATTTTTATCTCCTTTATTAAACGAAGTCTGACCAATGGTCTTTGAAGAGCTCAACTGCTCTGTCGTAATCATCTGTATAGATTACTTTGTGGTTGGAATCGTCGGGAACATCTTCTTCAACAAGAACAGACTTCGGAATCCACATTGTCTTACGCTGGTAACAACCAACATTAAGCATTGCATATACAGCTTTTTCAGTCTCTTTCAAAATTGCAAAGACATAGCACATTGTGATGTTCCTACCAAGCTCATTTGCTACCTTGTTAGCAAACCAATCTTTAACTGCGATTTCCTTATTTTCCATTCTTGTCATTTTGATGTCCCCTTTCTTTATCTTGACTATATTATATCACCCATTGAGTGATATGTCAAGTGCTTTATTGAAATATCTGTCTCTTATACACATCTGACGCTGCCGACGACGGAGAGA